AATACGTGGCAAAAAGTAATCCATTGTTGTTTTCGCAATGTCCATGTTTCCCCAAGTGTCATACCAAATATAGGTATGCGCACGTTTACCTTGTGCAATAGCACTTGCTACTTGCGTTTTATATGTGTATTGTTCATAAATACCGCTAGCATTGTAGCCACCAATCTGGGCAATAGCGAATTTATCATGTGCATAGCCAAAACGGCCTTGTTCGCCTTGATAAATCGCCCAGTCAACGCCTTGATCTCCTTTTGCAGCAAATACATTTAAAGGCATAAAAAATAGAGCGACAAGCGCTCCTACTAAAATTTTCTTTTTCATTTTTATTTCTCCTTGTCTTTTAAATTATATGCTGACACACCTGTTACTACTCCTAAAAAAGTTGCAATGGCATTGATAGTTAAAACAGCCATATCTGTTTGCTGCCAGCCATAGGCTTTGCCTAGTGTGGCAACCAAAACAGAACTTGCAGGAAGTACCGTTAGCACGCCCCACTTGATGATTTTGTAATACTTGTCTGGTAATATCATTTCTAAATTCCTCCTAAGTATTTCGTGATTAAATAAACAGCAACAGAAACACCAATTCCTGCAATTGTTCGCCACGTCCACTTTTGATTCTCTTTTATTTCCGCAATATCGCCTTCATTGTTTTTGGCCATTGAGAGCGCTATGTCTGCTTTCTCTCTTAATTGTTCATGATTATCCAACTTTGTTTCAATCCGTGCCAAACGATCGACGATTTCAATTAAAGGCTCATCTTTCAAGTTATCGTCTCCATCCCTCTAACAAAAGAACCGCCTAGCTTTTGCTAAACGGTTCACCTGTCATTTTAGTAAATTCATCTTCTGTAATACAACTAGGCACAAATTCTGCAACCTGCTCTGGAGTAAATAGTCCCCAATCATACATCAGTTTAATGTCATCATATGAATACATTATTTTGCACCTCCGATTTGTTCTTTAATAGCATCAATTTCTCTTGTATTTTGAAGAGAAGTAAGCATCGTCTTAGAATTGATTTGTGCAAGTGATTCTGCTTTAGCAGTTAGCTTTTCATTTGCTTGTTTTAACTCACTATTTGAAACTTCTAAGCCATTAGCAAGATTTTCTAACAAATTCAATTTTTTTGTATAATCCTGTGTCACTGCTTCTTCCCATTTTTGTTCTGAAAAGTTAAAAAATTGGGATTGTTCATTCACTAAATTTTCTAGTGGTTTCTCCTCTACAAATGGCAAGGCTACAACATAATCATCTTGAACTTCGAAAATTTGAAATCCTACTGGGTAGAGTACTTTATATATTTTTTTCATTTTATTATCCACTCCTATTTACGACGCATAACGCCGATTTCTCTAAAAACAATTTTTTTATTTGCTTCATTTAATGTGTTTGCAGTATCTCCTGTAATCACTAAAGATGTACCAGTTTTAGAAATAGATATTTTTTTATACGCTATTGTTGGGTCTTTTGAAGCAGAACCTACCCATGCAACTGCTGGTAATTCGTATTTTAATTTCGTAATATTCGGAGTAACTGGTATTGAGTGAACAATACCGCCACCGTTATCGTTGTAACGCGAGAATATCAAAACAATTTCATCCACATTGCTGCTATTTGAAATTGTTACTGATTGAGATTCTGTCAAATAAGCTCCAGTTCCATCCCAGTAGTCTTTCACCACCTCATAGGTCGGTTTTGCATTAACCGATACAGATTTACCACCGATTTGAATCCCATCTTGAAAATTCTTTGTCCCTAACACAGTCTCGTTTCCAACGGCCTTTACTAATTTTCCTTCCACGCCGTCAATAGCATCTGCATGTGTTTTCATATACTTTACAACACCATTTTCTTTTAACTGAACGATATCTGCCATTACGCTTCACCTACCTTTTCAAATGTAAAAACTGGTAATGCATCCAATTTTGCTTTATCCGTTTTAGACATTAAACCGTCTTTTTCAGAAGTGGCATTGCTAGGAAGCGTTGGAATAACAGTTGTGTCTGGCAGTGCTTTTACATCAGAAGCAGTTAAAATAACTTCACCTGTATGACCATTTACAGACGAGACAGTGCCTGCTTCAGCACCACTAATTTTTCCATCAACAAATTCATTTAATCCAACAACGCCAGCTGTACTAGTTTGTACATCAATAGCTACGCCGTCTTTTTTCACTACATATAAATCAGGCATTTATTTCTTCATCTCCTTTTACTTTTTCAAACTCAACACCAGAACCACCTAGTTTTCCATCTTCATAATCGGCTATGATTTTTAACATTTTGTCATACTCCTGTTTCGAAATCATAATCCCATCAATAGGTAAATCTAGGTCTGCACGCGTAATAATGACTGCGCCTGTATGTCCATTTACTGAAGATACTTTTGAATTACCAGTCATTATCTCTGTTAATCCAAGGATTGCCGATACGTGTGTCATAGGAAAAAACTGACGTTTAATCCCATTTTCATCAGTTTCCATCATTCTTTTAGCATCAACCATTGTCTACACCTTCAATCGTAAAAACATTTTGTTTTGAATCATCAACTGTCGCTATAATTAACGCCCCTTCTTCAATTGAATGATTAACTGTTCCCAATACTTCAACTTCATGATTCTTAGAAAATGAATTATCCTCTAAAATTTCTAACGTGTTTACATTGCCATATTTGACGGTGTATAGTCGTTCTTCTAACCTCTGATACAAATAATTCATATCAGCTAATAAACGTTCAGAAAGTGAATTGTGGCGAACTCCTTGTATATCTACACGTGCATCCATTAATTCGGCTAACATTGTGCCGCCTGGATCAACAGTCTTTAAAATATCCTTAATTGATTCAAACCATTTTAGATAATCTGTTTCTTGGCCGTTCCGCCAAGCTTCAAATGTATCTTGTTGATTTTTGCGCCACTTTTCAAACTCTTCTTTTCTAGCATTCATCCACGCTGTAAAATCGCCCTTATTTTCATTGATAAAAGCAGTCATGTCTGCGATTAAATCTTCAATGGACTGCCAATAAGAACCCATTTCACCTTCTGTTTTAGAAGCAGCATTCACCACAAAATAGGAAAAGTTTTGCGTTGCACCAATCAGGTTGTCGCCTTTATGAATACTGAAATATGCTTCTTGTCTGTGTAACGACTGCATAGAATATTCATCAAAGGTATACTGAATAATCCCTTTTTTAGCATCTATGATTTTTGCTGCTCGTTGAATCGGGAATTTATTATTAATAATTGACTCTAAAAAAACTTTGCAGAGACTTAAGTCTAACGGCAAAGCATTTTCTACAATATTTACTTGTAATACTTCTGTGTTCTTATTCCCTTGCCGTACATTAATAATACCGACATAGTTATAAGGTTCAGTTGTACTTAGCGTTGCTTGCCATTTAACCATTTGTGCACTCCTTTCTAAAAATTAATTACATCACGTGGATTGATTCGTTGCCACTGTGCGCCTTTCCACACTTCAAAATGAAGATGAATACCTTTAGCAAGCCCAGTGGAACCCATTATCCCAACACGTGAATTGGTCGTTACTTTATCGCCTATAGCTAAATCAACAGAATTTAAGTGACCGTAATAGGTCCAATAACCATCATCGTGTTTAATGACAACATAATTTCCTCCAGTTCCATCATAAGTGACAGTTTCTACTGTGCCGCTACGTGCCACATAAACAGGTGGCGTACTTCCAGCAGGAACTGAAGCAATATCAATTCCACCATGAATAACGTTCGTTCCCCAGCCAATTTGATCCCACTCTTGCGTAATCGTATAGCTAGATCGTACAGGGTTCATCCACGTTGGATTACTAGGTTGCAACCCATGCAATTTGTTATACCAGTAAATCGCCATATCAATCCGCTCTGGATGTGTGACTGCTGGTCGCTCAAAATTGGCTTCAAACGCCATCGTAGCTGTTCCTATATCTGTTAATGCTTTAAATTGTGCAACTGAATATGGATAAGCAGAAGTAGGAATATACTGTCCGTTGTGCATATGCCAGTCTAGTAATTGAAGTTGCGTATTAATGTTTCGATAGTCACCACTAATACCAGCTTGTGCTAATAAACGTTGAACATATGCACGACCACTTTCACCAGCTACAGGTGATGTCCACTGAACTAAACCATAGCCAGGACCGCCACCACCTTCGTCAATGTCTGGCATAATGCCTGATTCTTGTTCCATATTTCCTAAAATACCTGCAGTTGCTTGTTCGCTATAACCTTTAGATTTTAAGAACTGCCAAACTGCCCAAGCGTTTTTCTCTTTTTCAGTAGTCAATTCTGGAGGTGTACCGCTACCAGTTCCACCAGTACCGCTTCCTGGTATAACTTCTTTACCTCCAACATATAATTTATCGAATTTACCAATAGTTCCTTTTAAAATACCACTAATATCTACTTCATTAGAAACACTGAAATTACCTTTGTGCGACCAGCTAGCATAACTATTCACTTTCCTATTGTCTGGATGAACATCTGCTGGTATTTGAATAATTGGAACTGATTGCCCCTCATTATTTTTACTAATCGTATTGATCGAAAAAATGTAACCATGTTTTTGTCTAACAGCGAAACCATTAGCTTTTTTTCCACTTCCATCATACGTAGCCTTAATGTCACCAAATAATTCACCATGAACATCTTTTAGGCCTGTGCTTACTCTTTTACGTTCAAATGCTACCTTTCCACCTTCAACCACAACTTGGAAATCTTTATCATCTAACGTTTTTAAAGCCACACCTTGTACTAAAATCCCTGTCAAAATTCCTGCTGTAATAAAATTAGCAACAATTGAGCCATCTTGAGTAATTGCCGTTTCAAATGGTCCATTTACACCGCTATTTGAATACCCAAGACCTCCTAGGTTCCAACGCCATACTTTTTTTGCATCATTCGCATTTGGTCTGTCCATAATTAAAATTTCTTCTGGTGCATCTTTAGGACGAAAACGAACATAGCCACCTTTTGTTCCTGTTATCCATTGAGTAGCGTTCACGATAGCATTCTGTAAATCCTCACTCTTTACTTCAAGCTTTTTAGTTATTTGATTAACTGCAGTATTTACTGAATCTGTGTAAGATTTTATTTCGTTTCCTAGTACGATATTTTTATACTTACCTAAAGTAGGAAACCAAGTACACTCTGTCACTCTTTCTTTTACTCCAGTTATTCCGTTGTATTCAATATCGCAATACACAGTGTCCCCAAAATTCAATTTCATTATCTTACCGTAAAGTTTTTGATACTCTATAGTATTTTCTAAAGTAACCATATTGATTTCATGTGTTACTTTTGGTTCATGGATTCGTTCTTTGTCAAAAAGTGATTGTCCCCATTTTTTTAATTCCTCTACAGTTTTACATTCGCTATTGGTCCTACTAGTAATACGTCTATTTTCATCGGTTACCCCTTTTGTTTCTAAAAAAGCAAAGGTTATTGGCTCTTGATCTTCGTTATAATTAATATCTTCAGGTGTTCCACCAATTAAATAGAGACTGTTGGATACATTTAAGTCATCCACAGTCTCTTTTATTGATTCTAAATTAACACCTAAATCTATTCTAAAACCATTATCTTCACCAATTCTGTCTTTTAGTATAAGTCTGTAGTTATCCATATCTAGTTCGCCAGAAGTTACACCTGCTAAATTTTCATTACCGTTATTTTGCCCAATAATAGCCGATATTGGATTTACTTCTTTTGCGGTAAATTGATGTTTGGAATTGATATTACTTTCATAGATAAAAGGTTGCTTAAATGCTAAATTCGCTTTTAAGTTTTCCATAATCTGATTACCAGTACCATTAGCAGTATATGCCATTTGAATAAAGTTACGATTTGCCTCATACCCTAAATGTAGAGCTTTGATTGAAACAGAATGTAAATTTTTATCAACTGATTTTATTCTGAAATACTGCCATGAATCATTAGAAACTAAAGCTTTTATATAATAACCTTTCTTTAAATATTCTTTATTTTCACCAACCAATGAATAATTACCGTAAAAAGAATATTCACTATTCAATGAACGAGTTATTTCAGGGTCATCAGCCCAATCTAATAGAGGGATGCCATTTTCGGATAAATCTTTTGGTACTTTTTCATAAATGTAAATTGGATTAATCAAAAATATACACTCCTCACCTTTATTTTTATACTTGAAACACTTCCAGTTACCTTTACTTTATTGGTCCCTGGTGTCATTCGTATCCAGTTTCCTTTTGTTCGTTGCATTCTTCCCTCATGTACGCAAACAGCTAGTTCATTATCTAATGATAACAAGCCAGCAGGTGTATTTATTAAAATCAAAGTATTTTTACCACAAGTTATATTGATGTCACCGCCAGTAGATTGAATTTCAAATAAAGGGAAGCAAATTTCATCCCCATGATTGGTAATGTCATTCTCTCCTTTTTTTAGACTGACAAATTTTTCATTTACTTTTCTCTTTAAAGGTTCACAACGAAAATTTATTTCAAAAGTATAAAAAGTTCCCCACTCATTTGTGTATTCAACTTCATTACTAACATTGCATACCGCATTAACATACAGGTTTTCATTATTATGTGTGATTAATTCTGACTTGCCACTAAGCCATCGTTTCACTTCCGATAATCGTTCATAACTAACACTGACGTCTTTAATTTTGAAATCAAATGGTTCATAATCGCCAAACCATTCATTCAATACCCTGTTACTACCTACAATAGTTATCTCGTTATATCTTGGTTTAGCGACAATTTCAGGCAATTCAGATTCAATAATTAAACCATAATCTATAAGAGCATTCGCTCCTTTCCATACAAAATTAGGCGTATATCTATCCATTTTTACACATCCCCTGTCGCTAAATTATTCCAAACATTCGCTTGAAACATTTTCCTGTTCAAACGATTAATTTCACTCGGATTATTTGCATCTACTTGGCCAATATGAACATGTTGCTCAATAGTGTTGCCATCTTTCAAAGCACCACCAATTCCACGAGCTTTTTCTTCTGGTGACAATGGAGTTACTGTTGTCTTGCCGTTTTTAGCGGTTAATAGTTCAGGACCAGCTTCACCAACAATGGCTTGACCATTTAGAATAGTTCCACCTTCTGCTAAATAAGGAATTTTTCCAATATGAAATCCTTTACCGCCAATTCCTGGCACCCATTTAGGTATTTTTATATTGTTTAATCCACCAATAAATCCATTGATTAACGTAATCATGGCATTGATTGGAGCTTTAGCTACTGCAGCGATACCTTCAAAAATACCACCAAAAATGTCAACAACACCTTGCCACGCTCTTGACCAGTCTCCAGTAAATACTCCCGTTACAAAATCAACGATACCGCCAAAAATACGCTTAATTGCATTTACGTAATCGTCAATAATTTTTGCAGCCCCATCCATGGCACCACCAATAAATCCTGTGATGAAATCAAAAGTAGATTTTGTCGTATCTTTCAAAACATTAAATACACCAACCACAATATCTTTAATTACTTTAAAGGAGGTATTGATAAAATCCCTAAACCAACCGATTTTATTATATGCAACTACGATTGCAGCTACCCAAGCGGCAACCGCCGCAATTACTAAACCAATTGGCGACGCAATAAAAGCAATAACTGGAATCAAACTACTAATGGAACTAGCAAGTGTTCCTAAAACTACTAATACTGGACCGATAGCAGCCACAACACCAGCTATCATTAATATTGTTTGTTTTGAACCTTCATCTAATGAACCAAACCAATTTGAAAATGCAGTTACAAATTGAGAAACTTTTTCTGCAATATCAGCTACTATAGGTATCACAACTTCCCCAACTTGTCGCATTGCATCAGCAATTCTTAGTTGCGCCTTTTCCATTTTTCGTGCAGGTGTATCATCCATTTTATCAAAAGCTTCTTGAGTAGCACCTGCTGAATCATTAATTTGTTTTAAAATTTCATTGTATTCAGAACCCTCACCTTTTGAAAGTGTTAGTGCTGCAGTTCCTGCTTCAACAGATCCAAACATATCATTTAATGCTAAACCATTCTTATGAGCATGTTCATTCATCAAATTAAGGACATCAGATAAATTATTCCCTTCATCCATTAATTGTTTAAATGATTTTCCTGCAATCTCTTTCAAAGCTTTATCAGCTTGACTACCAGTTTTTCCTAACTCATTTAACATGGCTTTTACCATAGTTCCAGTTTCTGCTGTAGCAATACCATTTTTGGTCATAACAGCATAAGCAGTTGATAATTCATTCATTCCTACATTATTAGCATTAGCTATTGGAATTACTTTCCCCATAGATGAAGCTAACTCATTTACAGTTGTTTTACCTAAATTTTGAGTAGAAATTAAATAATCCGAAATTTTTCCTGCATCAGTAGCTTTTAAATTATATGCATTAATCGTTGTTGTTAATAAATCTACCGCAGTTGCAGTTTCAGTAAAACCACCCTTAGCCAATTTAACTGCATCACCCACAAAATTAACAGCATCAGCTTGATCAACTGATGCTGATATAGCTGAATAAACTGATTCAGAATATTCTTCAAAGGACACACCCATATCTGTTGCAGTTTTTGCAATTTCATTTTTATATTTTTGAAAATCAACTTGACTTGAATCTAAAAGAGTAGAAACTTTAGCAAATTGTGTTTCTACTTCTATTGCTTGCTTAGTAGCAAAACCACCTATGGCCATGATAGGTACTGTCACACCTGCAGTTATTTTAGTACCTACTCCTTTAATTTTTTCGCCAGCTTCACCTATTTTTTTTATATTATCTGCAGCAAATTTTGAAGCTTTTTCTTGCTCTTTAAGTTCCTTATTGGTTTTGTCCAACGCATTTTTTAAATTATTTTCGGCAGTTTCGGCTTGTAGCAAACGATCATATAATTTTTTACTTTCTTTTGAATTTTCACCAGTTGCTTTTACCGATTCCTCATACTCTTTTCGTAACATTTTTGTACGTTTTTCAGCTGCTTCTGTTTGCACTTGTAGCTTTTTTTGTTGAGCTACTAATTTTTGGGTTGCAGTAGCATCATTCCCTAATGCTGAAATATGAGCCTTGTACTCTTTTGCTGCGGTATTCATCACTTGATTAATTTCTTTTATAGTTTGTGCATATTGTACCTGTCCATCCATTTTAAATCGTAAAACAACGTCTGATTCATGCTTTGCCAAATTCTCACCTACTTTCTAATTAAAAAATGGTGTTTGATCCATCGTATAAATCCTATCATTCTGTTCAAACTCGAACGCATCAGGATTATTTCTACGCAAATAAAAAATGAACTGCTTTAACCAAAAATTTGGCGTACAGTTCATAAAAAAATTTACATCCCAACCAAACAAGTCCATTGCTACATTTAAATAGAAATCCCAAGGAATTTCTATTTCTTCCGCTTGTTTCGATTTTGGCTGCGCTTGTTTCGATTTTTCGGTTGCTTTTTTACTGTTTCTAAATCTTTTTGTTGGAAGTTTCCGTTCACGAAAACATCCATAACCGTTTCATAAGCACTGACAATTTCATTAATTGCAATGGCACCTTCTAGCTCTTTAATCGTACATTCAGTACCACCAGCTCGCACCATGCCGTACATCAATGAGCGAATAATTTTTAATTCATTACCACGTAACGTTACTTGATCTTTTTGTAACATTTGATTCAAATCTTTTTCAAAAATAGGATACGGCTTTCCATAAGCTTCTTGAATATAATCTAATGCTGACATTGAAAACATAATAGGAATTTTTTCTCCTTGTATTTCTAAATAATCAACATTAATATTTACATTTACTAAATCGCGTAATTTTGCCATTATTATTCACTCTCTCTTTCTCCAAGTAAAGAATCCTCCAACTGAGATTCATCATAAATTACTTTACTCATGAATTTTTCAACAGTCATATTAGTTACACTAGAGCGAACAGAATTATAATCTGATTTAATAACATCATTAACTAATAAACTTGTCGCTGTCATCGTACAAGAAATATCTTTAATATCCATATCTTCGGTTGCTGTTTCAAATTCATGTTCTTCCGCAATGGCAAGTTGAACTTTTGGATACCAAAAAGCACTTTTTTCACCATTAGATAATGGTCCTATAGCACCTACCGCAAAATATGGCATTTCTTTAGGTGTTGATTTTGAAAAAGAAACACCATTCTTACTAACAGCACCTTTCATTTTATCCCAAATAGCAATTGGAATAGCCACGTGATCTAATGTTAATTCATGCTGTGTTTCTCGACTTACACGTGCAAATAGTTTATTAGAAGCCCATTTATCTTTTGTGCTACCATTACCTTTAATGCCTAATTTTACAATGTTTGGCAATCTCCAAATTTCACTATCAAATGTCGGCCCCGAACTTACTGTTTCTGATTGTGTCCACATTACAATGAATAAATCATCGATACCAATTGGATATAATAATTGTTTGTCTTTCGTACTAATACTTGACATGCTACTCATCCTTTCATTTTATTCATTATTTTTTTAGTCATAATCATCTCTATTTGACTTTTATATTGTTCAAATGTTCCGCTGGCAAAATGTTGCGCTTTTTGATTTACTGTTCCATTTTCAGCGAATCGCCAATAAAAAGCTGTATCTTCAAAAACTACTTCTACACCTTCATTAGTTACTTCAACTTTTAATTGATCTCGCATATGTTTCTTTTTAAGTAATGATTTAGGGACTTTAGGAAGTAGTTTATTCAAATAAAAATTTGCAGCTTCTTCTAATGATTCTTTTGTTATTTCTTCTGTAACTTCCGCTATCGTTCCTAAATGATTAGCCATATCTAAAAATCCGTTATTACTCATTGTAAATAGTCACCTCTGTATAAAAATTAGTAATCGTATCATCATTTTCATCTCCTTGTATAGAAGAAAAACCATTAAAATGAATACTATAATTTTTAAAGCTTTTTTTTAACGGATTCAAATCTTGTTCAATTCCTTTTGTAAAAAGCGATACTTGATATAATCCTTTAGACACAATAAATTTATTTGAAGCCCATTTTTGAGTTTCTCCAATATACGAATAAATAAGATACGGATATGGTGTATTCTTTGGTGCTTGATCTCTAAAAACTTTATAGCCAGAATCCAAGAGTGCCTTTTTAAATGTTTCAAAATCAGTCAACATAAGCCAAACTCAACTCCATTTCTCGTTTATCCATATTTGTGTAAATACGAGTGATTTTATAGATCACAGAATCGATTCTAACAACGCTAAACTTTTCTGTGATAGATTTATCCAATCTCACTTTAATCCGTCTGACAACGTCTGTTTTGGCTTGCTGTGAAAGATATTTTTCTTGTGCAGTTACTCCAATATCTTCGTAGAACAGATTTCTTTTCGATTTATAAACTGTAACTGGCCTATCGTTTAAATCCAGCGCTACTTCAATATTCAACAATTCAGCTTTCCAACGCAGATTATTGGTTTGTCTCTTCGGCATGTTGAATCACTCCTTGAATAATAAATGGTGTGATTGCGTTTATTGCCTTATCTAATTCATCTTCTGAAATACGATACTCATAGGCAATTCCTGCAACCATTAAAATTAAGTATTCTTCTTGCCCTCCAGTTGCAGTTTTTACATAATTTTTTGCCATATCTAAATAAAAAGAGAGCATAGAAGTATCCATGCCCTCTTCAAAATGAATATGTGCTTTAAATTTTTCTTCTAAAGATAATTCTTTTACCATTTTAGCTCTCCTTACGGATTAGGAATTACACCTAATTCAAGCTTATACATCGTAGGTTCTAAAGGACTATAAATTAACTGACCATCTAACAAATTATAAATCTTAATTCCAATATGATTTGTGTCTGAATATTTTTCCACTAAAGTTTGGGTTTCTAACGCACCTTCAACCTCTTGCATATGGAAAGACTTAGGATCGCCAAAATAAAAAATAGGCGTGTCAGTATCATCTGCTGATTTATCTGCAAACTCAGTGACAGTGACTGGGTAATTTAATAATTTACCATCAATTCCATCTTTTAATTGGTCCATGGGGCTGTATAGAGGACGCCCTTCATTGTCCTTCATTTTTTCAACAATAGATAATGCAGCATCATTCAAATACCACTTGCTCACACGGCGAACTGATGCTTTCACTGCGTTTTTAAGATCAACTAACGCATCAAACATTTCTGGACCGTTTTCTCCTGTGATAGCAACTACTTTTGGCGTTCCGTTGTCATCTACAGTTTTAGTAGCAAACACTTGCACCGCTTTCTTACTCAAAGCTCCATCATTAGTATTCTCAGGATCATCACCTCGGAAACAGTAAATCCCTTCTTGTTCAGCATATGCCTTGCCTAATTCTTCCATTACAATATCTTCAATAGCTAAGTCGGAACGTTTGATTAGTTTTTTAGTAATTAATGCTAAAGCATCAAATTCTGCAGGACTTAAAATGATTTCATCTAATTCAATTGTAGAGTCCTTAATTGGATCGTTCGTATCACGTTCTTTTTTGTGTCCATATGCTTTTGCTTTTTTTACCAACACTGGGAATCCTAATTGAGATTTAGTTGGATGCATTGATCCATCTGTACGCAAAGGATTAATTTCTTGAGCATAAGAAATAACTTCAGGTACTAATTCTTTAGGTACCGTAACTCCACCATTCCCTGTAACAATACCTAATGCACGTGCTTCTGACACATTTAACTGACCAATAACATATTTAGCGAAACCTTTACGTACTTGCTGAATTCTTTTTTTGTTATTTAAATTTGATCGTTGTTTCATACCGTTGCGGATAGAACCAAGCAATCCATCTCGTTGTTCTTGGCTAATCATTCCTGAACGATTTTCTTCTTCAACTTCAGTAGAACGGCCTTCACCATCTGTATCTGTTGCTGCAGCTACTGTTGTATCACTATTTTCTGAATCATTATTTTCATCACTTGATTCTTCATCCGTTGATACTTCATCTAGTTCTTCTTTGATACCTTTTAATTCATCAATTAAACCATCAATTTCTTCATTAATTGAATCCAAATCCGCTTCGCGTACTTCTCCTGATTCAATTTGCCCTTTTAAATCACTTAATCGTTGCTCGTGGCGAGCTTGTAATTGACGTAATAATTTTTTGTTCATGTTTTTTCCTCCTACGCTTCAAGCGCTGTTTTGATTTTTTTAATTAAATTTTTTCTAGTTTTAATATCTTGCTTCATTTCTTGTTTGTTTCTCGATAACGTTGCTTCGGTATCTTCGTAAGCAGGTAATGAAACAATAGAAACTTCATACAATTCGACTTCATTTATGGTTCTTAGTACTGGTTCGGAATTATAATCCCAAGTTTCTTCCGTAGGATAAAACCCAAAACTGCACTGATTGATATCGCCACGTGTCATCGATTGAATCAAATCATTTGCGATTGTTGTGTTTGGCAACTCAACTTCAAATCGTAGTCCCTTATCATCTTCTTCAAGTTTCAAAGTTCCGCTTTTTGTACGCCCTAGTACTTTGCCCCAATCATGATCAAATAAACAACGTACGTCTGAGTTTGCTAAAGCACGGCTAAAGGCCCCTGGCTTAATTACTTCATTCAGCCCATCCCATAACTCTGTCGGGCTATTAAATACGGCTGCATAACCAGTAACAATCTGTGTTTGACTATCTTCTTCACTTCTTGTGGTGAGGTTAGTGATGTCAAATGTCCGAATTTCCTGTTTCTTCATTCTTATCACCTCCCTTCAAGTCATCCTCTGTTGTCAACGAGTTATCTGTAGCATTTTTTTTGCCAATTTCTGTCAGATCATTTGAAATATAGACAGCTTGTGTTGCTGCAGTATTTTGTTTAGGAAAACCAAGCATTTCTGCTACATTGTCAGGACTTGTAATACCAGTTCGCACAATGTTATATCCTATATTTGTCTTGGTAGAATACGGTACAAAATCTAAAATATTAATTTTCCATTCCACTCGATAGCCAGAATTAGGCGTAAAAAAAAGAGCTGAGTAATGCTCGCTCTTGTTCTTCAGTATTGGTTTAATTGCTTTATTATGAAGATACATCATCGCTTTTTCAATATCTGATTTCATTAATGATTGATAGGTATTTACATCTATTCCTAAAAATTTCCCTAAGTCTTTTTTATAAACACCTAAATAATTAAGAATAGCGGAATCATCCACAGGACTTTTTAAAGTATCAATGGAATAACCTTTTCCAAGTGGAATCATTTTAACTGAATGATTACTATCGTCCTGAACACCTTCCAACTGATCTAAAATAGCTTTTACAATTTTTTGTTGGGCGCTGTTATTCGGATTAATGTGAGCATCCAGCTTTAATAAGAAAGCAAGTAAACCGCCTTTAGTATATTTATCTGTCAAAACTTTTTCAGCGCTTAGAACGCCTTCTAGTGTGCTTTTTGCAAGATCGATAATTCCAGCACCTTTTAAGGAATCAACACCGATATTTTTTATATGACGAATCATGTTTCCTGGTATTGGCTGACCATTCATTGAAAATTTTTCAATTAAACGATCATCAATGGTTGTTTGTACGCCGTAACCTAAATGCAGTTGATCATTATCAGTAATCGGAAAAGCTTCCCCATTAATTAGCAATGTGTTTGTTTCTAGTTTTGCAAATTCAAAACCAGTTAGATAATTGTTCGGTTTTTTTAATATTTTTAACAAGAAATGATTTTTTACTTCTTCGCCATCAGGACCAATCACTACTGGTTCAGCTAACGCAACTTGATTTGAAATATCTTGTACCAACTCATACACATCGGACGATTCCATAATTGATGAATCATTAACATAACGTTGCGAATATCTTGTTGAGTTTCCATAGATATCTTCAATCCATCCACGTTTTTCTAAAAATCCATATACTGCATTTGAAAATCTATCTCTTAACTTCAATTTCTCACCGCCTTTCTATTATCGATAGATAGAATCTAAATAATCGTCCATGTCATCCTCATTCACATCAATCATTTGTTCCATTGTTTCTTTATGCGCACAAAGAAAGGCCACAAATCCATCAATCTTTCTCTTTGACTGGTTTTTACTTGGCACTTTACGACCTTGAAAATCCATTTTGACAACCACATTTAAAGCGCAATACAAAAATAAAGGATTATCAAACATAATCCTTTGCTCATAAAATAATCGTTCGGTATCTTCAAGTGGTGAATTCAATACTCTTGCGTACTGATCAACTTGTATACATTCCAAGCCTAAGTTTTCCAATTTTTCAACTAATCGGTCACTCATCGCTGGATCATAATTGACTTGTTGAACATCATAAAAATCCATGCAATCTTCAATAAAATGAAATATTTGTTCCTGATCAATTAACTTACCGTCACAGAATTCAACAAATCCTTGTTCTGCTAATTCAGAATACGGCACATTATCTTCCTTTTCTCGAAAATCAATATTTTCACTAGGAATAAAATATAATTGTTTTACTTTGAGTATCGCTTTTCCTTCGGCATCCCATGTAGGAAAATTTAATGATACACAAGTTAAATCTCGGCTTTTAGATAAGTCCAAACCAATCCAACATGGCTCACCGCTTAAATTTCCTAATTCATTTGTAGAAACCAAACAAGGTTCCACTTGATCTTGTTCAAAGAAATTATCCGCACCATTAACAAACACATCTAAATGCTTCGTTAAAAATTCAGCTTTCGAGTGAGCGGAACGTTGCGCAGTTTTAAAGGCTGATTCTAAAGCAGACAAATCAACAGATATTCCCCAGTTAGGATTGCACATTTCCCAAACTTTTTTATCTGTCCAGTCATAATTTTTATTTGGCTCATAAATTAAAACAAAGTTTGAATCATTGTCATCACGCTTTAAGACCTCTTTTGCTTCTTTATAGACGCGAATACCAACTGAACTACTTCCCTTACCAGCTGTTGAAATATTAAACATTAACGGTTGCGGTAATGAAATTTGTGCTGACTTAAAGTTGTCGTACTGTTCCATTTTTTCTTGTTTATGCAACTCATCGTTTAAAACAAAATATGGATTGGAACCCTCTATGTTGTCAATATTCTTTGTCTGAACAATGAACTTGTTTGTATAAGCCATTTCTTCATGTAAATAGTCATACGTAATACTTGAAACGGTTCCTTTTGGACCTTTAAATATTTTAGTTCCATCTAATAAGACAGGATTATTTAGAATAGTAGCGGCAAAAGGCTTAGCAGCATATTGCGCTTGGGCAAAATCGGAAGCACATGCATAGCAATCGACGGATAAAGCACCTTCGCCATACATCGCATATCCTAACGCACCTACGGCTATTAATGTTTTCCCGTTTTTCTTTGGTATTTGTACATATGCTTCCCGAGTGACACGGACGACTTGGCCCTTTTCATTTTCCTTTAACCAACCATAAATCCAAGAATAAATGAATTTTTCCCAAGGCTCTAAAAGAAATGGTTTACCTACCATGTCGCCTTTCGTGTGAACAATAAATGATTCCACCCAGTCCATCATTTCATTTGCACGATCAACATCAAACCAAATATCTTTTCGTTTCTTCCATCGATACCAACGATCTATTGCTAAACGAACCGTTTTTGGATATTTCTTAGGATGCTTTCTAACTTCTTTCGCAAATAGATCGGCATAATTTACACCAGGTTCAATCATGTTTCATTACCTGCCTTTTTACGCCATTTATTTCGATGTTTAGCCAATTCATCAACAGGTTTTTCTTCTGGTCGTTTTATTTCTTCACCTGCTCTGGCTGTTGAACCACCAGTAATTTGTCTACCTGCTTTTGCTTTATTTGTTAATCCTAATAAATCTAAAGCTTTCATCTTTTTATCGGCCCAAACTTCAACTTGTTGCGCCAGTGGATGTTTACTGTTGTTTGTGGCACCAGCTTTATTTGTTGTTTTTTGTGTTTCAGGAAAACCTTTTTCTTTCCACAACATATATTTGTGTTGGTAAACTTCAAAAATATCTAAGTATGACTCAATCAATGGATCAAGAGTAATAGTGTATAAATCAGACTTGCGCATAATTTCTAAAATCCGTGCTTTTTCATGATTAACTTTTTCATCAATAATCGCTTTACGTTGCGCTTTAGTGGTCATTTTTTTATACACCCCCTTTTTATTTTTGAAATTTTGACCTAACGATACGCGTGACTCCCTCTACCCTATCTCCCAGAGAAAAATTTGAATTCAATTTGATAGGGGGGCTTGAATCAAAAATAAGACGGAAAAACTTTTTTCTCATCTGATTCATTTTCTTCAATCACATGACATTTTGGACACAACAAACGAATATTGTTTGGATCAAGCTTGAGCATTTCGTTCTTCTTGATTGGTATCACATGATGCCGATGCGCTTGCCTTCCGAATACAAAGCGGCCACATCTTTGACAGCAGCCACCTTCTCTTTCATAAACAAAATCAGCAACATCTTGCCATGCTTTTGTTCGATAAAACGATTTGTTCTTATGGTGATAAACATTTCCTTTCTTCTTCTTTTTTCTCGAACTTCTAGCATGTTCAGAACAATAGGCACCTCTTTCTGTTGTGTTAGAACAACCTTCAAATTGGCAATAGCGCATTATTCAGATTCTTTAATAATATTGAGAATCTCAGCTTTTACACGAACAGCACTTGGAATTTCAATATCATTTCGTTTCGCATATTCACGTAATTTTTTTACAGACATTTCTTCTAACACAACAGATTCATCATCAGATGGAACAATCTCATCTTGTTCTTCATCAGCACTTGCGGTTGTTAATAATCGTTCGCCTTTAATTCCATCAGTATCAACCGTTACATTCCCTACAGTAATTGGTAATCCACCAACATATAAATCAGCTTCTTTACTTAGCATTGACTCAGGATTTTCAGTAACTTCAAAATCAGGTTCTTGACCTTTAGGTACAAACACATTTCTTTTTTCTTCAGTATCCCAATACTCTTTGCCAGATGCTGAACTTCTAATTAATACACGCATTGTCTTACTTATCCCCTTTCAAAATGAAAACTCTACTACACTTAAAACAAAAAGGACTGCATATAAATGCAGCCCTCGTGAAAGGTAGTAGCGCCAATTTGTTTGTCCGAACATTTATTGACGATCTATTTTATTTAAGCAGCATTTGCTACTTATTGGCGTGACAGGAGTCGAACCTGCATGTACTTGATTAAAAAATCAACTGCTCTCACCAATTGAGCTACACGCCATACCAGAAGGAGCTACCTTCTAGCAATTGCTAATAAATCAAATTAACCTTTACACACTCTCGTCAGAATATTTTCCCATCAGGACGTAGCTTTTGCAGACTTTCACGGCTAAAATGATTATGTCACTGGCAAGGATTTGCACCTCGCATGATTAGATTTATCCGATGGGCCAAAGCCCTACATACGAACTTATACGTTGTTCCAATGTCTAATCTCACGTACGAGCGTCTACCTATTCCGCCACAGTGACTAAACTTAACTCTCGCAAACCTGTAGAAAAAAGAGAGAGGAAATTCACCTCACTTCTTTAGTTTTATAATTGGTGGTTTGCGAGAGAATCTAAGTGAGATCACAAGTGACTAAACGAAGAAAGTAGAATTTTTTTACTTCCTTGTAATCTCAAATCAAAAAAATAAGTAGGCAATCGTTCCGTTAATGTATTTGTGTAAGTGTGTCGCATTTCTTATTTTTTTGACACTATCATAATAACTCGTTTAGAAGGTATATGAAGTGTAGATAAAGTGTATAAAAGAGGTATAAAAAGTGTAATAAATGGCTACTTAAAAGCAACCAGTTCCAGCGCTGAAGCAAATTGAACAATGATCATATTAGATTCTTGTTTCACTGATTCTTCGCTGATGCAATTCCGTTGCGCTGCTAGATAGATCGGATTGCCGTTGATATAACGGTCATAGAAGATTCTTTTTCTTCGCTCGGTAACATCTGGTTTGTGCGGATGCTGAATCGCAGAATAACCTCTAACAAAAAGCTTATGAAGATAATCAAACTCTTCTTGTGCTTCTTCTTTCTGGATTAACATTTGCTCGGCTTCGAAAACGTTATTGGCCGTTGATGGCGGAACCAAAGAGAATGAAGCTGTTACTTTTGGTTCCCTCGGCTGGCCAACACGACATCTAGCGGCAAGATAGGCAGACAGGAACACACTGACGTTATGTTTAGTTTGTTCCATGTCTACATCCTTTGCATCTGGTGTTTCATATTTCTTTACGTCAAAAAGTACCATCCTTTGATTCCCCCGTTTATGGTATAATATTCGTGTCGAGAATATTACCAATAGTCGGAGGAATCCGGCTTTTTTTATTTTTTAGAATTTTGAGTGCCGTTTGCAATTGCTTTTTCTTGCATGCGACGCTTTTTCTTTTTAATTTTTGATTTTTTCTTACCCATGTCACACCTCCATCGTTATTGGTCTACCGTACTTTAAAATTTTCCAAGAACCAGCATCATGTGACATTGATTGGCCCATTTCATAGTGATGCTTATCAAATTCAGCTTCTTTTTTTGAAAGGTATGGTTCTGAATACTCAACATAAACGCCATCGACTTGCCTTCCTAAGATATAAACTTCTGGATAACTCATACGCTGGAACCTCCTAAATATAGCCCTAATCCCAAAATAAACGAGCATGAAAGGAAATAAACGAGGTCACTGCTTGTTATGTCATTGCCATACACGAAATAGCTCACGGTTGCTTTGGCTACAAGAATCATTATTGCAATGCCACCAACTTTATTTATTACTCTTTTCCAATTGCGTTTCATTTATTCACCATCTTTCCACAGCACGGACATACTTTCGTTTAGTATTGCTTCTGTTAGTCCCAATTCCTTGCTGTATCCAATTAAAGCAGCAGCTAACGTGAAGACAATTTCATTATCATCCATTCCTGTAGCATTTATACCGATTTCGTTTTCACCAGTTTTTGTTAATAAGAGTTGTTCCATTTATTTGACCTCCAATAATTCTGGATTCTCGTGGATATTTCCGATAACTTCATATTCTTCGCTGTCAATGAATCTAACAGATGTTAACTTGCCATTCCTTAACTTTTTTTTGAAGAATGAACCTTTTTCAAATGTAACAATGCTATCATTTATATGCGATTCGAAAGGAATATAATATAATACATCACCCTCAAAAATTTCAACGCCGTTCTTGTCTTTTACGCCTGTTGATTGCATAATTTCTACTTCATCAAAAGACCACCAATCGCCCCATTCTGTTTTTAGTTGCTCATCACCGAAATCAATTTCAGTGACTTCATATGTTTTATTCACTTCTTTTGCATATGCTCTAAATTTTGGAATCATCTTCTTCACTCGCTTTCTTAAATTACAACATCAAATCCCCAAGAAAAGCTTTTTTCATTTCTTTATAGATGGTTAGTTCATTTTCTGCCGTCGCTATTTCATCCGTGATATGATCCATCATCCGAACAAAGGCTTTTTGGGTTTCTCGATTGAATAACTCTATTGGAAAATTACCAATTTCCTTTTCTTGTATATTGATACCTGTTGCATACTTCGCAATAAATTTCTCGACATTTCTTTGTAGAATTAAATTAAAATACTTAGGCTCAATTCCATTTTGAGGAATGATCACAACTTCCTTTGTTGGTACTTCCCTAGGATATTCTAGAAAATCTATTTGGCCTGTCGTAGCCGATATTTGAATGGTTGATGTTCCAGCAGGATAAATGTATCCCGCTTTTGCCCTTCCAAATTCTGCCACATCTTCTAATTTGACACATTCAAAGTTATCAAAATCAATCATAATAGGCTCAATTGCTCCCCTTCCGTCGGTTCTGCTCTCTTTATTCGTCGTTTTGGTTTTTGATTATCCTTATACCCAACATGTTCCGAAAAGAATGAAGCAAACTCTTTTATTTGTCTATCAGCTTCTGGCGTAGTTCCGACTAAATCATTCATCATTTTGGCTAGCTCGATATTATTTTTTGCAATCTCTTGCTCTGTTTGTTTCATTTCTGCCATTATTTCAGATAATGGCTTTACAGTTTCTGGTTCAAAAGTATCAATATAACGTGGTATGTTTAGATTAAAGTCATTTTCTTTCAATTCTTCGATAGTAACTATACTGCTAAACTTATCAACTGCTTTTCTTGATTGGAACACTTCTAAAATTTTAGCAACATGTTCGTCTTCTAAAACATTCCAAGCCTTTTCCTTTTTAAATTCCTTGCTGGCATCAATGAATAAAATATCTTTATTTAATCGGTTCTTTTTTAAAACTAGAAGAACCGTCGGAATATCAGTATTCATAAATGCTTTTGCAGGTAGTCCAATAACGGCATCTAGCAGATTCTTTTCAATAAGTTTCTTGCGAATCTTTTCTTCTGCAGCACCTCGAAACAAAACGCCGTGCGGTAAAATAATAGACATCACACCATTTTCTTTTAGTTGATGGATACCTTGTAATAAAAAGGCGTAGTCTGCTTTTGATTTTGGTGCTAATACATCAAAATCCGAAAAACGCTCTTGTTCTAAATACTCTTTTAATGGATTCCAAGGGAGCGAGTAAGGTGGATTCATGATGACCGTTTCCGATTTAGTCGCTGGTACTTCGTCAACAATTTCAATAGAGCTAAACTCAGTTGATTTTGTTAATTTGTATATTGCTTTAAATTCACGGCTTAATGAATCACCATGCAGAACTACGGCATTTATATTTCTGATTGCTAAATTAAACAAGAGAAATGGCAATGCACGATCTGAAAACTCCTCACAATAAAACTGTGCATCAGGATTTTCTGCATATCGTTTAATTGTTAAACCGCCAGTTCCTGCACAAATGTCTGCATTGGAACGAGTTGGCCCAAGAACTCCACTGGCTACCCGAATAATTCCATCTGGTGTAAAATCTTGTTTCTTGCCTTTTCGGTCTGAATGTTCCGCTTGAAAATATTCTGTGAACCAATCAAATGATAGGTCTTGTTCTTCTTTAAAAAAGTTGGTAAATAGTAGTTCTCGTTCGCTTAGACTACTTAATATTTCAATCAATTTATAGGAAGCATGAAAGCTTTCATCAACACCTAGCAGTTCATTTATTTTTTCTGTTGTTAATTTCATAATTCCAAAGGAGCAAAAAGCTTTTTAATCGCGGCCGCAAACCTCCACTCCTTTCACTTAATTTAATTCCAATTCGATATTTTTTATCCAGTACAATGAAAAAACCGTCTTTTCATTTACCTAGCTCCAATTTATCTGGCGTTTCAATTAAATTTATGCGATAATATTCTTAAAAAAGAACGGGAGCGTAATAGATGTTTAGAGTTACTTTTGATTCACCAGAACTTGATTATTTTTTCACAGGACTGTCAGTTTATTATCCAATTATTCCAAGAATTGGAGATATGATTGAAATTCCTAGAAAAGAAGGAAAATTTTTAGTTAGGAATGTTACTATTTTCCCAATTACAGAAAATGAACAATCAGTAACTAGTGAACAATCATTAGCTGCTGAACTTTCAGTCCAAAGACTAGGTTAATTCTTAGTCTTTTTTTAACTGTGTTTTTAATACAGTCGACAAAATCTCCAATCCCTTCTACAAATTCACTGGCTCTTTTTTATAACCAGCATCAATCAAAATTCCCTCAATCACATAAAGGTCCGTTTTCTGCTTTAAACTAGCCTTAAATTTCTTGGCAATATTTCTAGCTGTTTCTAAAGAAACAACTTCATATGTTTTAGCCAATGCATCCGCAATTATTGCGGATGTTGGCGTATAATAAATCTCAAGCAAAATGAACACTCACTTTCTACGAGATTATTCTTCGATTTCTTCTTCATCATCTTCAACTGTCTTTTCAGGGAAAATGATGTTCTCTTTGTTTTTGCTCCAAGAATCTGCAAACGGTGCAAAATGTTGGCGTGCAAGTTCAACTTGGTTGATTAGATTTTCAACTGAAACATCATGATCAGCCGCAATTTCTTCTAGCGCTTCCCCTTCATCGATTCGATGCAACACACCACGAACGTTGATTGTTACTGATTCTGGCCATTCGATTGTGGTTGCTTTCTTGATGAATTCGTCAATGGTTTCTTTCGATACTTGCACAGCAACTTCTTCGACTTCTTGCACATCATCGCCCATTTCTAAAGAAGTCTGTTCTTCTTTTAGAACTTCAACTGTTCCGTCGTTGTTTACAACGTATTCGACATTTGGCTTATTCGTCTGCTTGTTAACTGGTACCTTGTATTCTACTGTTTCTGGCTCAATGGTCGTTGATACTGTTTTACCTAAAAATTCGTTTAAACTTTCATATTTCCCTTTTAATGAAGCGTTGCTAACCACTAATAACACTTCGATATTTCCGTTTGATTTAGATGTCACTTTTTTCACTTCTGGTCTGAAATTTACTTGTTTTGTCATTTTATTTTCCTACTTTCGTTTAATAATTAGTTGCATCTTTCCATTCGTAATCGAAATTATCGGTTATGAATGGTCTTTTTTCGTTTAAAGGCTTAGTTACACCTTGAGTGATCACTTTAAAATCTCTAGCACGAACAACAATCGCTTCAACTGGATGACCATATCGAAGGGCAAATAGACGAAAACGAAGCTTAACGGATTGGTCAATACCATACACGCCAAAAGAGTTTTTAATATCAATGACATGTCTCCAACTCCCATCTAAGTTTTTTATGATGAAGTCAGGTGAATAAGCTATCGCCGAAATTTTGCCTATACCATCCGCAGTTGGTGTAAGTTCGGTTAGTCTAAAACGCGGATGAACTTCAAAAGGTAACCCACAATTTTTGACAAACTTTGTATAAAAGTTAGCTTCCTTCTGGCTATCAAATGTGTAACCATCAATTGTGACTTTGTTTCCTCGCTTATTCAGGGCTGTTGGTGATTGCATTGTTTTAACTCCCTTTCCTTGGTCGCAGTTTCCGCTCGAACTGCTTTTCCATCTTTGTTGCATTCAGGACATGGAATAGGTGTTGCATAATTAAATCTGTCTTTGCCCCAAATCACGCGCTGATCTTGACATCTAACACACTTCATTCTTATTTAGCCCCTTTCATCCAGGCTTGATTACTTTTGGTAGCTTTTTCGGTCGGTTCCTTCTTATCAATCCGTTTAATAGATTTCCCTATATGTTTCTTTGGTTTTTCTGGCATTATAATGGCTTCCTTTACTTCTGAAACGGTTCCGCCAGATACGATTGTTGCAATAGCTGCTGTCTCTTTTTACTCAAATAGCACAGCATCTTTTAAATTGGCTACTGGTCGACCATCTTTGCCAAGATAGGCTGAAATTTTCACTACATACGGCATTGAATGATTCCCCTTTCTATCGATTTGTTTTTAAGGCTTTAAAATGCGTTTTAATCCGTTTTTCTTTCTTTGTATCTATTTATATTCACTTGATTGTAAAACCGCTCTACGCTGAATATATTCGCTAAAAATAACATTTTAGATGCCTGCTACTCGTTTGTCTGATGTCCCTTCAATTTTCATCACAAAACCTTGTGAATTACTCATGATACGAGAAAGAATTCTCTCCCCATAAGCTTGACTCATTTCTTTACCAGTTAAGTTCGTAGTAAAAATAGTTGCTTTATTCTGCCGAGCTTCTACAATGCGATTTAAGGTGTCATTATTAAAGTTGGTACTGTCATTCCCTTTAACGCCTAACTCGGCCCCTAAGTCGTCCAAAACAACTAAATCAGCGCTTTTTATCTCTGCCATTAAGGTTCCTGTTATTGTCTTTCTGGCTTGTTCATCTTTCATCGCAAATTTTAGCTGTTCTAAGAGTTCCGCATAGCTAATGAACAGACAACGTTTATCATAGTTTGATTTCTCCAACACTTCCCAAGCCGTTGACATAGCTAAATGACTTTTACCAACACCGCTTTTGCCTGAAAGAATCATATGAATTGGTTTATTCAAAAGAATTTCAGTTGTGGCTCGATTGGCAATTTCAAAAGCAAGCTTGGTTTCTGTGTCTACTGTTTTGTATGTTTTAAAACGACAATTAATTAAATTTTTGTCGGTATAAAGAGAGCTGTACTTCAAGTAATTAATCGCTCTGGCTTTCAAACTATCGTTAAACATTTTCTCTGTTTCGAGGTCTTCTGCTTTTTTACGTGCTTTATAGCCACATTCCATGCAAGTTGGCGGACATCTATCGGACCCATCCTTGTTTTTTGCACGCCAAGCATAAAGATTTCCTCCGCACTCTGGACATGGATCAGGTGTGATATAAAGCAACGTTTTAATCATTTTTGAAAATCCATCTGATGCCGACTTCATTCTTTCACTTCCTAAAATCCAAGATCATCGTAATCCGAATGACCTGTATTTGATTTCTGTTGCTTGGTTGTTTTCTTTTGCTTCCTTGCTGCCTCTCGTTCTTCAACAGATTTGAATCCTCTTCGTTCCCAATCTATTAATATGGCATTGATGTAGTTATAGTTTCTTGCATTTGCATCAATAGCAATTTCAATAGCTTTAATAATTAATTGCTCAGCATCTTTTTGACTAGCTCCGATTTTTTCAAAATCAGAAATCCAATAATCAAAATCGGTCATAGTTTTAGACGACATCGGTCCAAATCCGTTATTTTCCCAAATTGAACGAATGGACGACCCTTTATTGTTATTATTAATATTCTTTTCATTCTTATCATTCTTTTCATTCTTGTATGTGGACAACTGTTGGACACTTGTTGGACGGTTGTTGGACACTTGTTGGTCATTGACTTGATAGTCATCCCAATTATTTATTGTTATAACGCTGTATTTCGGAGTTGACGAGATGGACAACATTTGCTCGTTTTCAAATTTTTTTAACCATCTCCATAACGTACGCCCGACAATCTGTTGGTCACGTGGAACACCTTCATTGAACTCTTTCTCAATAACGGCGCGCCCTGTGACGAATTGACCGCTGGACACAGCTATCTCTTGACCATTAAAAATAAATCTACTTTCTTTATGGCTCGCCTTCATTAAACATAAAGACCAAAGTTTAAACATATTAGCGTTGGTCCAAACGAATGAATTGGTCACTTTTCGATACAATTTTATATATCCAGTATTCATTCGTTATGCACCTCCTATAAATCGTCCATACTGGTAAAATTGGTAATTTTGTTGTGTCCTCTACAATATTCACAAGTTCCACAACTAACTGGTTCTTCTTCGCCTTTTTTCACTCGCACAACATGCTCGATGTTTTCTTTTAATTCTTCTAATTCGTAAATCATTTTTTCTTCGCTAAGAGTGATTAGTTTTGCTTCACTAGGCTTTTGTTTCGAAACTGCTGCAATGAGAGGAAGAAAATTTTTGTCATATTGTTGGCGAAGCAGTTCACAATAAACTGCCATTTGTAACACGTAACCGAAGCGTTCAATGAAGTTTGCTTTTCTGTTTAAACGTTCATCCCATTTCTTCTCATGCATATCTTTGGTTGTTTTGATGTCTACAAAATACTTTTCTTCTAAATTTAAACAATCGATTTTCCCTTTCCACATTGCACCGCCAATTTCACCTGTGACGATCACTTCTTTTTCGCCTTGATAAATATTTAAAAAGGCTTCTTCTTGTTTTAATCTTTCAATCATCTGCTCCGCAATTTGGAAATCTTTCAGTAGACCAAACGGTTTTCTTGAAGAAAACATCTTGCTTTTGTTTTCTTCTTTAAATGCTTCATGAATTTCTGGTGATTCAAAGTAAGAATGAACATAATTACCAACTAGCAATGCTTTAGGATCGTTTTCTGGTGTCCATTCGCCTTTTAACTTGGCAAGAGCTGCAGCTTCACATTCAAGAAATTTTTTATATTGAGAGACAGACATATAAGCTAGGTCCGCTTCTTGTGAATAATAATTTTCATCAGAAAGGATAATCGTCTTCTTCAATCGTTGAGACATCAGCTTCACTCTCTTTCTGATTGGTTTCATAACCAGCCATCACATCTAAAGTTTCCTGAACTGGCTCTTCTAAAATTCGGTCCGCCGCTTTCGTTAAATCTTCTTTTTCAATTGGTTTGGCTTGTTCAATATCTGGTTGCTCTGTTACATCAGCCACACGTGTAATTCGTTCATTATCTTTTTCTTGATCAACAGCTTTTTTATTGTTGGAAAATAGTTTTTCTTCAAGTACCGCAGCTTGCTCTTCTCGCTCTGGTGTCACATCTTTTCGTTCGAATTCATTTTCGAGTGTGTCTTTAGCGGCTTGCACAAATAAATCATTATCGTTGCTAGTATTGATTAAATATTTAGCAGCTCGATTGATGACAGTTCTTTTTGCCATTTCTTCTGGAAAATCATTCTGAACATTTTTTGTTTTTGCTTTGCTCCATGACTTATCAATTTGTTTCTTTGTCATGACGGTTGTTACTTCTTTACCATTTGCTAGCTTAATAACCACATAAGCAGCCTTAATGTCGTTGTCTAGGTTTTCGAAGGACGTTTCATGTTTAGCAACAACTAAGTCGGGACCATCCATAGCAATTTCAAATACATCGCCTTCTCTTACTACAACAGGCGTGATATCTGCCCCTCCAGTTACTCGATCTAATACAGCCATGGTTCCGAAATATGAGCGCATAAGCTGAACTTTATTTCCATATTTGATGAAATAACATTGTTTTTTAGCTGGCGATAATCCTTGGATGACCATATCAAGCAAGGCGTTAGAAATAGATGTTTTAGTTTCTGGATTGTTAGCTGCCAACTGAAGAAGGTTTCCTCCTGAATTGTTGGTTAGTTCAAAGAAAGCACTTTTCAATGCATTCTGTGGACTATAACCTGGTGGCATTTCTAATCCCTGCTCTTGCAATCTATTCAAATTTCCGATTACTTGTTCATCTAAAGATCGTTGTGTTATTTGTGTTAAATCGTTACTCATTGTCATTCTCCTCTTTTTCGTCATATTCCCATGTTGGCTCTAATGCTTCTTTTTCTTCTGGCGGCTCTTGTCTAGCTCCTAATGAATCAAATTCAGGCATTTTCACCACTCCCAGAATATTTTCGTTTTGTTTTCTTCAAGTTCAACGTGATCAAATCCTTCTGTTTCTAATTGAGATAAAAACGTTGATGTAAGACCTTTACTATTCACCACGCAACTTGTATTACCATTTGATGCTGCAGTTCGAATTGATTGGACAATTCTATTTTGAGCATTCGCTAACATTAATTCGTAAACATCATCACTTAAACCTCTTACTTCAATCATTGCAGTTCACCTCTTAAAAATGCAGTTAGTAATTCATCCATAGATTTTTCATTTGCAGCATCTTCGGCTCTTTCTACTACGCATTCTGGGCAATCACAAGATTCGCTTATTCTTAATTGCTCTTTTAGATCACCTAATAATTTTTGCAAGAGTATAGCTAACCCGATAACTGAACCACAAAACGCAGTACTTCCTTGGTCTGTTTCAAAATTTGCGGCACATAGAAGAAGTTCAACATTTTGTTCCTTACATTCTTTTTCAAGTTCAATAATCATTCTTTTAATTTTTCTATTCATGTGGTACACTCTCCTTGAATTTGATATTTGTAATTGACCTACTTTGATGGCCGTCGAAGTGGGTCTTTATTTGTTGTTCCATCTTTTCATTCCTCATTATCAGACATCTTTTTGTAAATTCTTTCATACAAAGTCAATTGTCTTTCAAGCTGATTTAATGTATAAACGTTGTTGTGTTTGCGTTGATTAGATCGCATAAATCGCAAATTATTCTTCAATACATCGATTTTTTCTAGCACTACTTCTTTAACCATTTCAGTTTCATGTTCATTCAAAACCGATTTAGTCTTAGTTTTCATTTGTGGTGGTATAGCTTGTTGTCGGGTTGGTAAAACGGCTCCTGTCCTACTATCTTGAAATTTTGGTCGTGAGTTCATTTGTTGAATGGTTAAACTATTTATTAGGCTTTCAGCTTCACTTAATCGCTCACCAATTATCCAATTATGAAAACACAAGATAGCTACTGGAATTGCGACTATTCCTATTACGTCGAATACATTCATTTACTTCACCTCGCGATCTTCAAGCGCTAAATCATAAATTAAAAGCCAAATGATAAAAACCGCTATATACATGTTTTGGATTAATGGTCCAATATTTCCACCTACCAATAGACCTAGTCCGAACACAACCAACAGCGCCGCTATACGTCTCAAGTGATATATTTTTTTCATATTATTTCCTCCCTAAATTTCGCTTGCCCAAGATTTATCTTTTTTGTGATAGAAGCCATCTGCGACACTCTTCTTTGTCGTAGAACTTCCCTTGTTTACTTACTGATCCATGCGGAAGCCCTAGCTTCTCCCATTCTCTTATTGTTGTTGTGGATACATTGAAATATTTTGCAATCTCTGTTTGATTTAAGACTCGCTTATCAACTGCGGTATCTCTTCGTACTTTTTCTATTTCATCAACAATAATTCCGTGTACAAAATCTCTTAGAGAAGCTTCATTTTCTGGAGTTAAAATCACTTCCATTTTTTACACCTCCTATCTGATTTTGTAATAAGCAATAATATCGGTCATTTGTTTCAGATGTTTTTCTGGATTATTTAGGATTTTACGTAGATATTGTTCTGTAATTCCTAAAGCACTTGCTACATCAGGAATCTCCCATTGATTTTTCTCAAAGTGATTCAAGATTTTTTGACGTGTTTCTTGAATATTTGCCATGTTTTTTCTCCTTTCTCTAAATTAGTAAACAAATTAATCAACTATTTTCTAAATTCAGTTGACACAAATAGAGTTTTATTCTATAATCAAACCGTAATTAAATAAGACATTAAAAACATTGATTTATAGCTTTCTTGGCGGTTAGCGTTTATTTATCAATATTGTTTTTTGTTGTCTTTTTAGTTGATTAACTTGTTTACGAGATAAAGTATAGAGCTTTAACTCTATTTTGTCAACACTAAATAGAGTTTTTTTCTAAACTTTTTTTTGTAAGCATTCAGAAAGGTTGTCAAATCAATGAATACTTATGAAATAATAAAAGAGTTGACAAAAAGGAAGAAAATGTCTATTCGACAATTAGAAATTACTCTAGGTTACTCAAATGGATATTTTAGCAAGTGGAAAAAAGTTTCTCCAAACTCAGAAGGCCTACAAAAAGTTGCGGACTACTTCAATGTATCGGTAGATTATCTATTGGGAAGAACTGATAATACTAAAGCAACTGATGAAAAAAATTCTGATGATTTAGATGATGTACTGGATAACGTCATGAGTTTTGACGGTGAACCGCTTGATGATCATGACAGAGAAGTTATCCGTGCATATTTAAAGGGTAGATTCGGGAAATAAGTCAAAGGTTGTGCTTATATGAAAAGTATCAAAGAGTTGGTAGAAGAATATAATGTGGAGTTAGTTTTTACTACTTTGAACAAACGCGCATGTTTCGACCCTACCTACGGTATCATATTTGTAAATCAAAATTTAACACCATCAGAACAAGAAGAAGCAATATATCACGAGTTAAAGCATGTAAAAGACCATGTGGATATAATGGAATTGTATAAAATTCCTGCTTTTCGTTCTAAGATGGAATCCGAAGCAGAACAATATATGTTTAGAAGCTTAATCGAAAAATATGAAGGACAATACAATTATTCAAATGTTATAGCTCATTACAACTTAAAAATGGGACAAGAAATTTATTTGAAATAAAAAAGTCCGTGCTGGGAACACGGACTTAAACCTCATTTAGAGAGTGAGAGAACTTCATTGAAAATAAATCAAAAATTCTATAATTACTCTATTGTTGTTTTAGCATTAATCTCAATCGCTTTAGTTATTCTTGATTTTTCAAATGTTATTAATATTAGTAATCCACCATTTAACGTTATTGATAATATTATCTTAATCACATTTACAATTGATTACATTGCTAGATTTTTTATTTCAAAAAATAAAATCAAATTTTTTAAAGAAAATATTTTTGATCTGATCGCGATAATTCCTTTTGATGCTATTTTTTCTTTCTTTAGAATCGCTAGGTTGTTTCGAATAGCTAAAATAGCTAGACTAGCAAAGCTAACAAGAGCGATAGGTGTGGTTGGCAAATTAACAAGAAACACTAAATCATTTTTAAATACTAACGGATTTTTAAACGTGATTTATTTAAGCTCGGTTCTCATTGTTATTTCAGCAATGATTTACTCATATGCAGAAAACGTTCCATACATTGATGCGTTTTGGTGGGCTTTGGTAACAACAACAACTGTCGGGTATGGTGATATTTCTCCAACTACTCCATTAGGAAGAATTGCTGCAATCATTTTGATGATTGTGGGAATTGGGTTTGTTGGCATGTTAACTTCTACTATTACTGAATATTTTAATAAAAGTAATGAATCTAATAACAATGATGAAAAAGATGAAAAAATAGATATGCTAATAAAAAAAATAAATGATTTAGAAAAAGCTATTAGAAAATTAGAGAATAAAAAGTAACGCGTACTGCTTAACAAAAAAATATGCTTTATTATCCCCCTCTCTGGCGAGTTCTAGCGTGTTCGATTCATGCTAGGGGCTTTAAAATTTAATAAGGAGGTGCTAGAAATTTGTCATTCCTTCTATTCGCTTGCCCAAGTGGAAAGGATAAACAATGGCAACTTTTAAACAATATACAAAAAAAGGAAAAAAATACTGGAAAGTAACTGCCTATTTAGGCGTAGATTATTTAACTGGAAAACAAATTAATGTCACTATCAGAAACTGTAATACAAAAAAAGAAGCACAGCTCAAGCTTAATCAAAAAAAATTAGATTTTGATAATGGAAACCTAGCTAACGAGCATACTCGTTTAACCACTTTTGAAGAAGTTTATTATATGTGGTTGGACGAATACAAAAAAACAGTTAGGGAATCCACATTTATAGCTACTGAACGACGTATGAAAAAACACATTTTACCCACATTCGGGAAAATGCGACTTGAGCGTTTAACAGTCAAGATCGTGCAAAAATCTGTTAATGAATGGTATAAAAAGAATGAAATGGGAAAAGTACTTTTGAGTTATGCTTCTCGTGTTTGTGACTATGCTGTTGGTTTAGAAATAATAGACTCAAACCCATTTAAGAAAATAACTAAGCCTAGTTCGCTAAAGAAAGTAGAAAAGAATACAAAAAGAAAGTTCTATACAAAAGACGAACTGGAACATTTCTTAAATACAGCTGATAGCATTGCCAATCAAGCCAAAGAAGAAAGTTTAGTTCTAAAATACTATGCTGACTTAGACTGTGCTATTTTTCGCTTACTTTCTTTTACTGGTATACGTGTTGGTGAAGCTTTAGCATTGAATTGGAATGATATTGATATTAAAGAGCAGGTAGTTAATATAAATAAAACTACTGCTATCAGTACAAATGGATTGACTATAAACGATCCTAAAACTCCCAATTCTATTCGTAAAATTTCTTTTGATAACAAGACTGCTTATATCTTAAAAAAATGGAAACTTAGACAGCGTGAGGCTTTAATGAAAAAAGGTGGGTTTAAAACACAGCTTATTTTTACAAAAATTGATGGTACCATGTTCCGAAGTCAAGACATTTACCAACGTTCCAAAAGATTGGCAGAAAAAGCTAACTTACATTCTATTGGTTGTCATGGTTTTCGACATACACACGCAACATTATTATTCGAATCAGATAATGTTAGGTCTAAAATAATCCAAGAACGTTTAGGACATTCTTCTTTACAAATAACTATGGATACTTACACTCATGTTTCTGATGAAGTTACTAAAGAAGCAACAGATGCTTTCAGTAGCTATGTAAATTTTTAA